TGCTGGTTACATGGGATGGCGGACGAGAACTCATACAGCACACGTTTTTAATATGCATGAAGATTTTGTGTTTACGACGTGCGATAACGGCCTTAGGAATATTTACTTCGATCTCAACGACGTTGGAGCATGCGTTAAGGAAATGCAAAAGCGCGGAGATTGGAGAAACTTTCTTATAATTTCCCGTAACCTGCATAGGCTAGAGTTTGATTCTCAGGTAATTGCCTGGCTTTACGATGCTGATAATTTTTTTAAAGCCATGGCTAAGTGGTTGAAGGAGGAAGAGAAATAGAAAATAATTGAAAAATAATCGTTGGTGACAAAGTAAATCAGTAAGACAGAAAGGGCTCCAAATGGACACCAGAAACTATAATATTGTGCCAGCAGAAGTAGTCGAAGAATTAAGGGCGCGAAAAAATCCATCAGCCAATTTTTTTAAGCTAATTCCAAAGGAGTTTGAACAGGAATTGCTAAGTATGAATAGGCAGCAACGCCGCGAGTGGTACAGAAAAAACAAGAAGTTGTTAGTAAACCCTAATGGCTGAATGTATAATCCAAGGTAAAAATGAATTGAGAAAGGAAGGAGGCAGAGAAATGAGAGAAATTAAATTCCGGATATTACTTAATGAAAAGTGGTGGTATTGGGGATTCCTAAGATTGCCATCAGGCAAGTTTTGTTTTGCAGGAATACCAAACAACCATAAAAACCCTTTACCAGTGGAAGAACTAAGAAATAAAAGTCAACAATTCATTGGTCTATTAGATCATGATGGTAAAGAGATTTACGAAGGGGATATAGTTAAAGTAACAAACCTAAAATGCCAATTACAGAAAGCCATTCTTGTAGGGAGGGTAATTTTTGATTTAGCGTCTTTTGGTTTAGAAATCCTTTATGTTGAGCAATGGGAAAAGTATAACATCAAACCTCCTGAAAAATTGGATAGATTATGGTTTTTAAACATATCAGGATCAAAAGACATTAAGGTGATCGGCAATATCTATGAGAACCCAGAATTATTGATGCGAAATCATCTATGAATAAAATTATCGTAAGGAGGAAGAGAAATGGAAATACTTGTTAACGAAATAGCAGGAATTGAACCAGTTTTTACTCAGCCAGGCCACCCAAGCGCCTTGAGAATCAATATTAGCTTATGTGATCAGGAGGATGTATGCCCGAAGAAATGAACTGGAAAAAGTTTCTAACCGAGAATGTTCTGGGTGAATGTTGGGACGCGGATAAACGCCCTGGCGGAGATTTGCCTAATCGCACCTTTGATAACCAAGACGATATGATGGATTTGTATGAAGCCCTTAAAAAAAGTGGAAGATGGAATGATTTTCTGGTGTTTCTATGGCCAGAATATCTTGAGTGGCTTTTATATCTTGATGGTGGCGATTATGAAAGTAGGTGTAAACTGGTAGCAGAGTTTTACGGATGGAAGGAAGAGAAATGAACAAGCCACGCATACTGCCACCCAGCCCCTAAGACTGGTGCGGGTCTGCAACACTAAAAAAATGTTGCCTCCAAAACCCTTGACTCACGCTTTGCCATTGATTCTCTCGTATGTTCGATAAGCGCCAAGACCAAGCATGCCAAACAGCAGTTCCATTAAAATTACCGTGTCAATAACGGGAGGGACAGCAGACCAGCACCATACCGTTGCCAACCAGCTTAATATCGGTCTCAAAAACACAGAATAAAACAGTCCCAATACACACACCCATCCGGCGGCAGGGCGCCAGCCAGCTACAAACAAATTAGGATTGCTGGCTTCCGCAAGATTCACGGTCGTTTGAGCATCTCTAGCCTTCCCTTCCAATTCTTCAAGTTTTAGCGCGATTTCTGCCGCCTTATCTGCATTAATGGGCTCTTTGCCTGTAACAGCCGTGCGGATGTCTTTTGCCAAAGTTCCTATCCCTGTAAACAATCCGCCTACATCAAGATTCGCCAAGCTTATTCCTGCCATGATAAACCTCCTAATAAAACCATATAGATGAGGGTAGCGTATTTGTGTCGCAATGGATAAATGTTTTTGCCACCCCGATTCGTGAAAATCCTACCTCTATCAACGCCTTGATGATCTTAAACCTTGATGGACCATCTATGCAGCGGATATCACTTGCTACTCCAAGAGTATGATTAGTAGATGTTGAATTGACTTCTTTGTTGTGTTTTGGACACCGCTTCCCCGAACTTATGACAAACGGAATGCCAGCCTTTTCTCTTGCGGCATCCAACATTTCCACAAAAGATTGATCCATTTTCATGTCGCCACACCCGCAGCGACATAAAAATTCTTCGGGCTTAAAATACTTCATTTCCAAAGTCCCTCCCTAATCAACAGTTCTTTAATCTTTGTCAGTTCACTTTTGTTCTGGTTATGGCAGTTTCGCAAGGCATTTACCTCAAAGGCCAAGTTCATCCACATCTCTACCATTTTAAACCACCATTCGTAGGGATTCATGGCAATACCTCCTTAATTATTGTTGAACCATAATGTACCAGTGAATAAACTCCTCCACCAAGTAACGCTATTGCTAAACCATACCAAAAGAGTTTATCACGGAACTTTGTAATCGGTTGCCTGAACCATTTAAAATCTTCAAGAGCAGAAAGTTTTTCATAAATAATGTTTATTTTTTTAGTCATTTCCTCAACATTATGAGTTAATCCATTGGTGACGATCTTTTCAAGCTGCTTCTGCCTCATTTCAATTCTGGTTGACGTTTCCGCATAAGCAATCTGCCGGTCAACAATGTCATCAAGTTTTTTGTTGATTGCCCTAAATGTTTCTTCGTGCGCATCACAAACCCAGTTGTGTCGTTGTTCCATTCTGCAAGCACCGTCCTTTATATAATCACTTCATACTTCCCATTGAATTAGCTTTTTGGATATTTAGCCTTTACCGCCAAGCAATCCGTGACATACTTATCAATCTGTGCCTGGTCACCTTTGACAACTCCATCAAGATAATCTGCCATAGGCGGGTATTCAGACCTGCGCTTTTCGCCAAAAGGTCTGGCGTCAAGGTCACGCTGTCTTTGCGCTTCCATGATAACGGCCAGTTCCTCATCAGTCACCCACTTGACCTCAATGTCTTCTTCTGAGTATCCGGCATTGAGAGCGTTCTGTTTGAGGGTGTTAAGCCGCATTTCCATTAAGTCGGGATGGTCATCCCCGCCGCTCTGCATTTCGATCAACTTCCCGTCTTTTGCTAAACATACTCTGTTCATAAACCCTCCTGTTATCTCAAAAATAAGATGGCACCCTGTATTGTCGCAGTTGGACTGCCTGCTTTGGTCATCGTTAATGTCATGCCGTCTGCATCCATACTTGCAACCGTAGCCGCCGTATAATTACTATTATCATGGTGAAGATACAATATGTAGCTACCCGTTATATGCCAGACAGGCATAGTCGTGTTAACAAACTGCACACTATGTTCAGTCGTATCAACGCACATACCGATGTTAAATGCCGCGACGCTGGCATCTATACCAGCAATCAAAATTGCCGCTTTTGGCTTAAATCCAGCACCGGTAATAGCCTTATCCCCAGATGCCGTTGACATATCATGCGAAAACGAAACGATACTGAACCCCGCCGCCCACTCCGTCCCATTCCCAGCAGCATTGACAAAGCACTTGTAATTTGCTGTTAGTGTCCCAACCAATGCAATCATTGTATCTGCGGCTGATTTAGTTATAAGCTTTTTACCCGCATCAGAGAAAATTGTCTGAGACGCAGTCAAACCTGAGTCTGTGATGTTGGCAAATGTAGGTGAGGCGTCTGTGGTCAAATCCTGATTGACAAGAGAAGTATCTTCAACAGTCAGTGTCTTGCTGGTAGTGCCGCCGGAAAGAGTAAAGCCAACTGCTCCATTGACCTTTTCGATAGCAGTCAATACTGCGGCCTTAATATTTGCCCAGGTAATCTTCTTGCTTGTTGGCGTTTCACTTGCCTTATCCACTATTTCCAGTAAGTTGGCGTCGTTTGGTGTTGTCGTAAGCTCAGGTAAATCGGTTATTTTAATATTAGCCATTTTTATCTCCTTATTTCTTTCTCCATAGCTTTCTTGTCGTTAGATATTCTGGCTGCGGTATCCGTTTTTTCACGGGCACAACCTTACTGCCTTCCGGCATACGTTTCCAGTCAACGTTTTTCGGCAGTCCTACGGTTACTTCTTTCTTTGGCCATTCAGTCTGTAAGTCTTCGTCAATTTCATAATTTTCCATGATAACTTCGAGGATGTCCCTATCTGGCTTGTCTTCCGGCATAATACAGGCATCCTGCATGTTGAAGACGTCTTCATCTGAGGGATTGATGACGATTATTTCATGTTTGTCGGGGTCGTAACTACCAAAGGGATGTGACACAAGCAGAGGCTTGCCGCTGTTGCCGAAGCAGGGATGGTCGGGAGCCTGATACATAGCAATGGTATCTTTTGTCGTCTTGTCCCGAAGAATAAATACCCAATGGACTTCACCAGATGATGTGACATAGCGTTGCTGGGCGTAGGCGTAACTATTACCACTCTTACTCTCGAAGTAGGCACCAGGCGTTACATAGGATGTACCCACCGATAATGCACCCATCCCTCTAAATCTGATGCTTCCATTATTTTCTTCCTTGATTTGCAAAGTAAAACCATACGCACCTCCGGGAAGATTAGGTGTATAGCCAGTGTCACCAGTCGCTATTAGTACATTCACGCTCCCTGTGTCTGTTTTCAGTTTAGCCTGTGAAACGGCACCAGAGCCAATCTTTGTTTCAGTTACGGCACCCGCGGCGATTGTCAAACTTGTCGTTCCTGTCACGTCGCCGGTATGTGCTGCATGGCTAATTGTCCTGTCCGCATTTAATTGCCCGCCACCAGATAGGCCAGTCCCTGCCGATATGCTCTTTGTTATTCCGGCGGCATAAACGATACCATCGTCTTTTAACGCTCTGAAATTCTCCCTTATATCCGCCGACACGAGAGAACTATTGTTTGCAGGTCTTGTCCCATCATAAGCCATTTTAATTACCTCCCTAATTTCCTATTATTGTTATGTTTGCATATCCACCGACATCTGCACCGGCTAAACTATATAGCTTAATAGTTGCACTATCCTTAGATTGCGCTGTTACTACCGGCACTAAAGGCGTTGCCCCCACCGGCGTAACTGTAATAGCAGGAGCCGTTTTAAAACCAGACAAATTAATTGTGGTGCCGCCAGACGCTATTGTTTTATACACTTCCATTGCATACATGTTTATTACGTTGCCTAAATACTTCATCGCATGCAAGATTATCCGATCGGTTGTCACCGTTGTTGAAAGTTCAATTTTAATCTTAAAATACCTGATGTTTTTCAATGTTCCGCTTGCTTTATAAATATTCTCAGTAACATTCAGAATTGACGCTGTTTCCCAAACATCATCGTCTAATGTCTCATTTGTTCCCCAATTTGTTCCATCAGATGAATAAATAAATTTAATAGTTTCGGTTGTTGAAGTAGCAACTTCTTCTATCTTCGTAAATAAAAACGCCATTTGCAGATTTTTTACACTTCCCAAATCCACAGCAGCGGAAGTCCAGGAGCCAGAAGAAACCGTTGGTTCGTCCCACGTCCCGATATCCCAGACAGCTCCGGCATCGTCCCACTTAGTGGATGTCTCCAATCGTATCGAAACACCATAATCAATGTGAGTATCAGCGTCTATTGTGCTTTTTGTCCCGCCGGACAGGTCAGATATAGTAACATCATGCTCGTATTCGTCGCCGGCGCCCAAAACAGTTTTCACATAGACCATTGCCTGGTTCATGTCGCCGTAAAGCGTGGAAACAAATTTGTCAGCGGTAATGGTTTGCGCAAATATACGCTCTCCGTCTATATATGTTGGCGAGCCAGCCTTGCGCCAGGCTTCAACAATAGTTTTGGTGGCGGAGTCGGAAAATATTCTGTCTGTTAATTCTTCTGCCCCCGTAACAGATTCCCAGGGAACTTCCGAAGAACCAGTAATAACAATACTGCCCGACATCCTGATGCCATCAACAGGGTCAATTTTTATGTAGTTATCAGCGTCAATGTATGCCGCCCAGCCATAAATATCTGTTTCGTAGCCGGCATAGCCATTGAGGTTGCCTTCACGGATATGTGTTGTGATTGCAGTCCACGGTTCGCCCTCATGGGTGAAGATTGACAGATTCGGAGCATTGGTATCCGAGGCGGTAATGTAAATTCCGCCGTCCCCTGCCTGCCCGTAATTGATTACCGATGCTCCCTTTGTCCATGCTGGATTGCTGTCAGTTGCGTAGTTGCCGGACTTGTCCCTGCTAACCCAATAAACGGGCGCATAACTATTTTCAAGCACTTCCAGCCATTCATCGTCCGTACCTTCTTTAATTCTCAGAATATCGCCAACAGCAAAGGTATCATTACCTTCGATTATAATTTCTGCTATCCCTTCTGTAATTAGTGTATCGCCCGTTTCTGTAATTCGCGTATCGCCTGCTTCTGTAATTCTGTTAAATGCCGTCCCGCCTGCGGCAGTCATATCAGCGGCAAGCACGTCTCCGCCCTTGACCGTGACATCAGACCCCGAATGCACCGATATAGAATCGTATTCAAAGACGGATGTTCTGATGATTCCCCGTGCGGCGATATTGCCAACTTCCAGCAAATCCGATTTCAAAAGGAAGCCAGCCCCAAATGCGCCGGAGACATAGTTGGAGCTCCGAACTGCCGGTTCTCCGCTGTAATCGCCGTCCAGAATAAGATTATCTCCGGATGTCGGGCCTAAGCGCATTAATGAATTTGTTTTATCAAGCAATATTTTAGCATTTGCCGGAGTCACATTGTCGCCGAAGAAGTCATCGCCTGCGTAGAACCCGCCGAGCCGGATAGCGCCATTTATTACAATAGACGTGTCATATGCGGCAGGCATTGCTTCTGCCAGTGCAAAAGTTGAAACGCTGCGAAGCTTGATGTAACAAGTGTCGCCGGTCTCATATATCGAGCCAAGCCCGGAAAAAACAAAAGACCCTGCCGTATTCTGGCCAACATAGTGATAGTTTATGTTATCGTTAGAAGCGTAAATATCGCAGTGCGAATATAACGATGTGGGCGGAGGCGTGAAGATAACTCGGACGGCGCAATAATTATATGCCTCACCACCGGCAACAAGTTCCGCTGTAATCCCAGTCGGATGTGCAGGGACTATTTGCGGAGTACCCGGTATGCCTGTCCCGATTGATGTCCATGTGGAAGGCACGCCATAAACGGATATTGATTGAGCCTGTATCTCATATTCTACGCCCTCAATAACATTCGGAATGGTAATTGTCAGATTATCCATCTCCGGCGTATATTGGAATTGCGTTTCACCGACGATCCTATATCGCAATCGATAACCTCTGATTCGCGTAATATTGGCAGGAGCGGATAAATACACGATGATCGATGATGCGCTGCCTCCGCCGGATGTTGTGGAAACATCCGTCCCGGCCACCATTGCTTCTATAGTAGGCGGATCAGGAGGTAAGGTAGTAACATCAACAGGAGTAGTTGTCTGCGGGTCAAATGGAGGTATGGTGCCAGTGTCTGATGTGTATATTGCAGAGGCTACATCAACAAGAAATAGTTGAGCGGTAAAGTCACCCGCCCGCTGGATGGAATGCACCAGCAACTCGACCGTCTCACTGTTCGCCTTGCCAAACATGGCCAGATCGCCGACCTTCGGCCCTAAAGCCTCAGCAACAGGAGCTTGAAGTTGAAGTGTCGCCATTTCTCCGGCTTCGGTCACAATGGATAAAACTAACGTGGTGCCGTCAGACTTTCTGAACCTGCAAGCATAGGACTTGCCTGCTTCCATTGCAACCAATTCATCCAGAGTAACATGGGTGATATTCCCGGTGAGAATTTCCAGCGATTTCACCCGGCCCCAGCTCAAGCCCCAAAGCGGAATATCATGCGATACACGGACTTTATCTCCTTTCCGGCACACAAGATGTTCAAAATCCATATAAAGCGAATACATCTCAGGCCGGAGCCTAGCTTGCGCAATATGATAGCGGCCAAATTTCCAGATCAAGTCAGGTTTGGTTATGCCCGGAAATTCTATGGTTTCGAAAAGCGTGGCATTGCCGGAATTATAGCCGTCATCGTAAACTATACGTTCATCATCGTTATAGTCGTTCAGTTCATTTTTGAATTTTATCCTGAACGCGTGAGGCCGGTTATAAAGCTGCTTCTCCGCGCTAAATCCCCATGAGTTACGTGGCGTGATGTGTTGGACAAGAGACTGTAATCCTGTATCGGCAGTAACCGACCAGAGGCCATCCTTGATGGTGATCGCCGCCCTCGCAGTTGAAGCAATATCCTGGCATGTCTCAAACACAGAAGATGTATAATCCCGATACATATTGAATGCGTAGCCCTTTGTTGCACAGAACTCATAGAATTCTCCTAGAGTAGCGTCCTCTATCTGGGAGGCTGTTCGTGCCCTGACGTTCGCTTTGTTTGTCAAAACGTGGCGGATAAGCGCGGCAGGGTTATTTGTCACAGCATAAGAAGCTTCATTCGCTCCCCATGTTTCTGTTCCTGAGTTCCAGATAGAGCAATACGATGATACAATACCGTTAAGATTATCCAATTGTCCACTTAGTTGATCCGTAGCCTTGATTCTAAGAGCGGTTACCGCCAGAGGATGAGGAAATGTAATGGGATAAGTTGTTTCGATGTTTCTGAGATATACCCAGTATAATTCATCTAGTATTCGGTCATCGTCGGTATCGGCTGTCACGCGCGTAATACCGACTTCATATGCTTTCGTATTATTTACAGTCCATCGCCATCCATAGCGAACGGCAGAAGTTGTCAAATCGGAGAAGGTCTTCTGTTCAACGGTTGTCCACGATGGCGCCCCTACCTCCCGGTATTGCACCAGAACGATAACACTTCGGGCAGTTCTATTGCCCTGGTCATTAAACTGCACCAAGCCGCGAGCAAAGGCCACATCGACCGACAGCTCATCAACATTTGCTTTCGCCGTTCTTACGACTTGCCCACCGGTATTCGTAATTATCACGCCGATGGAGTCTTGCCGCACAGCAGAGGGGAAAAGAGTCAATGGTGTATCGGTTGACCACCCTTCTTTGGTTTGCACCTCGACGTTGGAATATGATGAAAGAAGCGTATCGCCGATCTTGATATTTTCGATCTTTACCGGCCCATACCCCCACACAAACAACATGCGCAGGTATTCGTCCGAGCCGATTAACTCCGTATATGAGCTCGCACCCAGAGGCGGATATACTTTATGCGTTCCGAGGGCTACAGGTATCGGCCCCCACGGATTGGCTTGATTGGAGTTTGCTCCAATTGAATAGGTAGGGGAATCGTTATAATTTTGCCGTGCCGCCGGCGACATTGAATTAGAATATTTTATCGGGGCAATGGCGTTGACGAGTAGCGATCCGGCGGTCATAACAGCAGCAGCGGCAGCAGCGCCTCCATAAGCCCCGCCAATCCATCCAGCAGTAGCCCAGTATTGCTGTGTAGCTATTGACGCCACAACTACGACAATGGTCAGAATCGTCCGCAGGGGATTTTTACCGCCACCACCACCACCATGCAGAGGGGCATAAATAAGAATATGGGATGCAACATCGGGAACAAGTTCCCATCCTTCATGGGGAATAGGGAGTCCATCAACTTCGACGATGTAGGCATCAGACCACGCAGACTGATCCATTCGCTCCACGATCTGCCGAATTGTCAGCCCATGCGGAATACACGCCACTTTAGGAGCGTGAAAGGCAAATGGACTTACTATGATTTGTCTGTTATCTTCCATCTATATATTCCCTCAACCCGTTGCTCCCATTGTAATCCGGTAAATTCCTCTACTGTCGAATCTGTCCCTGCCATGATATGCAGCATCCGCCTTCGGTCAATGACAAGGCCAGCATGGCAAACAAGACCGTCAACGCGAAGCAGAATAACGTCATATACCATAGGCGTCTGTACTTGCCGCCATTTTAATCGTTCCTCTTTCATTGTCCTGGCCACCCGCCTGAGCGAAGCCAGCGACTCATCAACAAAGATTTCTGCATAATCCGGCAAATCAAGTCCTAGTTGCTCGCGATAAACCATTACGATTAATTTCCAGCAATCGCAACCCTCTCTATCATTGCCGTTTTTTAAAAATGGAATTCCGATATAGTTATTAATGTTCATTAAAATAATCCTGGAAAGTATGATGGACAAAAACTACCAGCTGGAAAGGGTTCGGACTCCAGCGTTTCCAACCGTAGAATTCCCGTAATTGTAGTTGCATTATATGTAATATTAGTTAACTTAAATTCTGGCCAACTTGCATCAATCGTATCAAGCGCATTGTCCAATACAAGATCAAGTTGACATGTCACTGGAGTGTAAACACTTCTGATCGTCTCCATGTACGCGCGGTGAATATTATCGATCTCAAGTTGCATCTCCCCCGGGCCTTCATCTGTTTCGTCAGGGAGCTTTATGCGCACCGGCAGGAAAAAATATGTTTTCCCATTTGATATTGTGCCATAAACTTTTTCTGTGTCCGTTGTAAATTCAGTTAATTCCTGCGTTGGATCAGTGCTGATCCTGATGTCGTCAGTCAGATCAGGATGTGAAAGCGTAATTAAGGCGATAGGAACACGGCCGGTTTCCTGCGCGAAAGCGGCATCTTTAAAATTTAATGAAATAGTGGTCATGGCAATATTTCCAGTGATAAACTTACTTCATAATTTGAATCCACTTTCGTCCATGATGGAGACGCGGTAAATCTCATCTCACATGCCGCCGTATGCGCCGGGGGCTTTGTCCATGTAAAGCGCAAAGAACCACCGAGCAATGTAGTGTTATAAAATGTTGCCAAAGCAGTTAATTGTGTTGCCGTCATTACCATCGTGCCTGATACGGGCTCTACTCCAGCCGTGAAACGCCGTCTAACCTTAGCTGGCCCTGCATCCATATTGGATTTGATTGTCACATCCGGAAACGATTGCCCATAACCATCAACTAGCAATGTTTGTGGCAAACTAGAATTCCATGTAGGTATCATTTTTTACCTCCCCGTGAGCGGTTGCCGCCCACCCATTTGTCTCATTGCACGGTTGCTTTGCGATCCGAACTGCCCCAGCTTCTTGGCAACTGCCTGGTCAATATAAACATCAATCGCCTTCGATCCGTCTGCCGTAGTGCGTTCTTTTGTTGATACATCAGCGCCAACATTGTTGTAAATATTGACCTCAGTCCCACCGCCGGCTAAAGCCCTGACCCCCAAATCGCCACCTACTCTGGCAAGCGGCATTACAGCTTCCGCCCCCGCCTCCCCCATAAGCCCGGAGCCTCGCGCCATAGGAAACACTGTAGGTTGCGATACAATGCCGCCTTTTGCAAACGGCAGAACCTCGCCATTAAGAAAAGCCCCGCCGTGTTTTGTTACAAATACTTCTGGCGGTACATTTCCTCCACCACCTACTGGTGCGCTTCCACCGCCAAAAAGTCCACTTATAAATCCGCCAGCCAAGCCGCCAATGCCCTGGGAAATACCCTTAAACAGCGTGGACATAATTTGCTCTTGAATCACCATTCGTAATAAATCATCAATCATGGAGTCAATCATATTTGAGAACGACATCTCGTCAGTCCGACAAAATTTAACTATTGCATCTGTACTGTCGCGTCCCCAGCCTTCAATTACTCTTTTCAGATCATCAAATTGGTCTTTTTCTTTTTCCGTCCCTTTGTCCAGCAATCTTGCTTTCTCTGCTTCATACCATTCGTCGAGCTTTTCCTTATCACTGATATATGTTGCATATTCATCATAGCGCAGACTTAATTGCTCTAATTCATATGCAGTCGTTGACATCGTGGCGCGTTTATAATCATCCTGAAATTTTGCTTGTTTATCGGCATAATCTTTTTCGTATTCTTCTAGTTTTTCCCATTTGTCGGCTTCATCTTTAAGGTATATTTCTCGCCTTAACTCTTGTGCTTTCTGTTCATCTGCCTCTCTTTTTTTTCGCTCAGCGGACCCATCCTCTGATATCCCTTTTTGCGCGCCCTTAACGGCTGGGACATTTGGAGCAACTACCTGTGGCGTTGCTCTTCTCTTTTCCTCGGCGGCATAATAATCGTCAACTTGTTTCTGGAGTTTGGCTACTTCTTCTCGCGCGCTTGTAATGCCCCGCACTTTATCCAGCATCTCACCGGATATTCCGATTTTCCCCAAAAGCTTGTCAGGTAACGCCCCCGCCGGATAGTCTTCTTCCAGATCGGCTAATTTCTTTTTGGCAACATCCAAGTTCTGCGACAGCCTGATAATGTCGTCGCTATTCACACCATATATCAGCGCCGCCCCTTGTTCGCTGAACCATTTTGTAAATTCAACTACTGTTGATATTTTTTCTGCCACTTTGGAAAACCCGGTTATCATTGCGTTGATGAGGACTTGGGCATTTTCTACGGTTTGTTTGTCGCTTAGAAGATTTGTTAGGTCATTGAGGGCTGCTGTTGTCCCTTTGACACCTCCGCCTTTACTATCGCCTTCAAGCAAATCGGCGAAAGCGTTTTTCAGCGCGGAGAGCGCGCCACCCAAAGTGTTTCTTGCAGCATTCGCGCTGCCGCCAAATTGCACTTCAAGCTCTTTCAGAATTACTTTTTGCGCCCCGACCATATCACCTGTCGCTACAAGCTGTTTTACTACTTCTTTTTGCGCGTCCGAAAACTGTATGCCAAACCGTGATAGAGCAGTCATGCCAAGAACCGGGTCATTAAGAGCCTTGCCTACCTGGATGGCTGCTGTTTTTAAGTCTGTTTTCATGGCAGTCGCGACATCGAGCACCGCCATCTGCGCGCGGTTGAACTCATCCCCGCCAATATTCGTGAATGTGAGAAGAAGAGCCTGCATCGCGTTTACTGTTTCGTCGGCATAGGTTGTTGTTTTTTGTAAGTGTCCGGCGTATTCCTGAAGCTTCGCGGATAGCTCCGGCGTGTATCTGCCTGTTGATTTCAAGGTCTGCTCAAGTTGTGCAACTGCGGCCTCTTGCTCGGTTGTGGCTTTTATAATAGCGCGGAAAGCCGCGCCTATTGCCAGAGCCGAGACAAAGGTCTTCAGGCTTCCGGTCGCCTTTGTAAATCCGCCGCCAACTTTAGCCATAGCGCGTTCCATGGCAGTCGCATTTTCTTGCACTGCCTGCTTGGCCTTCCCCATGTCATTTTTGAACGCGCCCCAATTTGCGGACATGTCCGCGCGAACTGACCCAATACTAGTGGCCATTTTTCTTTCTCCCGATTAACGCTTTCTTCAATTCATTTTCCATATTTTCTCTCGCGCCAGTTGGCTTACTGGTCATATCTGCCAACTTCGGCATTTTCTTTGCCCTTGTCAATGCAGCGATTGTCCATGCCTGTGTATTGCGCCCGTCTGTCAAGGCAGTTATGGCTTTGTGCGTCAGGTAGGGAGTAAGCTCCCAGAACTCAACGGGACTTATTCCCGCCTGAACAGCCGCGCAATACGCCTGCATAACCCAGCCACCCGCGGGAGGCTTTTTTTTTCCGTCTCCTTGGGGACTTCCTCGCCCCCGAAGTAAGCATGTTTAATCGCAGCGTCGACGGCCTTAATAAATGGGACCAGCGGAGGGGATTCTTCGATGATCCTCTCCGGCGTCCATTCCGGTTTGTCAATTCCGATTGAAGCCACCCGCGCAAGGATTTCCTGTTTGAAAAGGTTAGGCGAATCGCCAAATTCTTCCTCTATTTGCGCAAGTTGCCGCCAGGTAAACCTGATATTTACCTTTTCACCGTTAATATCTATTTTCACGCTGCTTTCACCGTTCCTCTGATCGTAATCGCGCCTGTCGCGTCGGCATCAACATCACCTGAGATGGAGTAATCAATGATATATCCTTTTTCTAGCGTGATGGCTTCGTCGTCGGAGAATGTGATCCTGAAACCAAGCGTTTCAGTGTCGGCCTTATACGCAGCGACTACAGCATCAAGACCAGTATCAGCGTTATCCCAAAGCAGGTTGAATGTCATCTGTCCGCCGTCACGAATGCCACGTTTCCACTTGCGCTCTGTGTCGGCCAACGTCGTCCGGTCACGTTCCGAGGCCGTGGGGTTTATCGAGAAGTTGGTTATGACGCCCACCTTCGCCCACGCTGCCGGGGTCATCGTCGCCTGGTCAGTGTTGTCATCAATGGTCAACGCGCTTGCATCGAGTTCGATAGCGAACGTGTCATCCGTAGCATATTTCACGACATACGTATTATCGTTAATATCCTCGGCATCGGTGCCCGCAAAGCTCGCGGCTGTTACCAAATCACCATTGACCAGCCCATGCCCCGTAGCTGTTAAAATCATGGGATTCGTTAAAGTGATACCGGTTATTGTTACCGCCGATCCCGTTGATCCCGTTCCAATTTCCAAAGTTGTTTCCTGTGCATCAAGTATTGCCATTTTTTAGTCCTCCTTTTTTATTCGGTGTATCGCACCGAGTAATCTTGTATTATACGGTGAACTCCCACCGCGTCTTCATATCCGTCAATTTCTGCCTGCGATAGGCAGGAGAAAGTAATGCCGTCTTGTGTGTGTTCTTTACCATCCAGTGCCACCCTGATAAGGTTTGCCAGACTCTTTGCCGCATCATACGTTTCTGCCCATGATTCAATTTGAAAACGCGGCCTTGCGGCACCTGACGGCCCGCCGAGATGATGAACACGACTGCCTGTTACCCGCTGCAGAACGATAAGCGGATAAGTAGGCGCCTGCGGAATATAGTTGAAGTGACACTGTGTCGTAATATTTTTAACGCCGCTGTCTTCAATTATCGTTTTTCTTATTGCCGATTCAATAATCATCTTAATAATCCACGTCTTTGCCCAGCCGTTAACGTTCCCTTTCCAGCCTTAGCCGCTAAATTTTTTGCCGCCTTCTCAAGTTCTATTTTCATCTCTGCTGCAAATATTTTCATAATTCCTGCCTTTGTTTGTTCCCAGGCTTGCCGGAGGTAAGGTCTTGCCTGGACCCTGCCCGTGCTCTGGACGACTCTGAATTCATCCCCTATCGGAGCAACTCCCGGCTTTTTATGCTGCCGTTCAGCAGTTCCAAATTCCAGCAGATGAGCGTAGTTTGCCGTAGCCCCAACATACATAACTGCCTCATCTCTCCCTACTCTCACCCCGTCCATTTTTTGGCTGCGCTTTAATGCCGATGTGACTTGCACGCTGTCCCTAAGGACTCCCGTTGAAACAGGGATGGCAGATTTATATAATTCAGCCGTCGGTTCCAGAGCTTTCTTCATGGCCTTACGTATTACCGATTTCTTCATTGATTTCGTCGGCAATTCTTCAAGGTTTTTCATCAACTCTTTCATGCCGACTAATTCAAATCTAAATTCGCCACGTGAAACGCTCACTTTTCACCCCCTTGCAGAACATATCAGCTCCAACCCTTCGCGTCTGCCCAATTCAAGAACTGCCTGTATGTCATATTCTTTATCATCCGCAGCAACAAGAATGCATTCAGGATCAACATCATCACGATATCGAATCCGGTATTTGCAGGTCATACCCGCAATAGTTTGCATCGCCTGCCAGCGTTCATCGCCCCTCAGTTCCAGCCGTTCAGCCCAGACTGTTGCCGGCAAAGTAACTGGCTTCACTTTATTTGCCGTATTAAGTGTAGTTTCTGCCGCCGCGGTAAATGTGTCGTAAACGGCACATCCGGCATAGAAGTGGTTTGTCTCCGTGGCCGTTATCTGGTAGAGAACTCCGATTGTCAGTTTGCCAGTTGCAAGTTCAGTCCCCACTTTCACAAGGTCAATCCAGGTGATGATCTCTTCGCCAAAGTCATCAGTTGTAACGGACTTCTCTTGCAGCGTAATGATTCTGTCTAGCCTGCCTGCGCGCATCAATCAAACCTCGAATGTATTTGATAACTGGCTAGCAACGCATCCACTGCCCCCACTATTTTGCCCACAGCAACTCCCGTAACGACCTCCCCCCGATTTTCATACAGGTCGGATATTTTAAGCAGTATCGCCGCCTTGATCGGAGCGGGGACAGCGACCGCCAGACCGTATCCGCAGACAAATTCAATTTTGATGGGTTTGTCGCTGTAGAGCGTCCCCGATGGCCACGACTCATTCGGCTGCAAGACTATTCGGCCAGGCTCGCTTACGATGTCCGTATCCACCGTCGAGAGAATGTTGTCATATCCGGCATCGTCTTCAAGCCGATAGGTCACGATTGCCGATTGTAACGGCGGATATGGCAATCGGATGAAATTGCAGTCCGGCCATTGGTCGAGATAGAATGTCTTCGTCTGTGTGATAAAGGCACGGCCCGTTTCCTGCTCTGCCTGTATCCGCGCAACAGTTATGAGCCGATCCAGCAAGTCGTCTTCAGTTGTGTATGCATCCGCCTCTGCCGTCGTCGTTACAAGCCGCAGGTGCTTCTTAACCTCGGTCTTTGAGACTGGTTCAGATGTTGGCTGCACCATAGTCGTGATTATCATGATACACCTCACGCATTAAGATAATATCCGCCAGCCACCAGAGGCCGCCAGAGTACTGTTACATCGGCAATCATGCCAGTGCCAGCCGACCCTCCTCCAATGGTGAGCTGTATCTTCGAGCCCGATGCTGTCACGGAGGGGCCGCGATAGATATGGTAGAAGTTGCCCGTGAGCTTTGCTGTCAAACCATCTGCTGTCGGAAGTATCGTAATTGCTGGAGTATCATCCGTCGCAACCGAAATGCCGGTGAATGTCTCTACCTCCGATAGATCATCGGGCACATGGACAATAACCGCATCAATAAATAAGTTCTGCGCCGTGGCGGTCATCACGTCATAGGTATTAGCAGCCTGAGCAAGAGAGATTTGCTTGTAATTGATGGTAGTTTCCGGCATGTAGGATTTCGGCAGCCAGGCGTACCCGTTGAAGATAAACATGAAGCCGGCGTTTGCTTCAAAATAAGTCGCACCAATTGGAATACTTGCTGTTGGTTTGGTGTCGGTGGAAAGACCGATCCACCTGTTTGATAAATTGCCTATTCTTTGATTTGCCATTCTCCGTTACCTCCTTTCACTTTTTTGGGAGGGTGGGCGACCCCGGAGAGAGAGAAGGCCGCCCACTGGGGTTAAGTTGTCGGTATGGCAAGAACGGTTATAGAGCATCCACCCGTAGCATCACCTACCGCCGCTGTGGTTGTAGCAATTATTTTCTTGGTAGCCAGATTTGTAAACGCAAACGCCAGCACCGTCCCCGCCGCTTCGGTATTAAGAACAGTCACGGCCATACACTTTTCGATTAAGTCATCTTCGCCGATTTTGACGGTTGGCAATGTGCCTGTCCCGATATCATATGTTTCGTCAACAACCACCAAGACCAAACACGCGCGGTCTTTGTCCGCATTAGCGGCAATAATCGTTGTCGTTGCTGCACTGGTTTTTGTTACTGACACAGACCCGCCAAGTCCCGCAGTTAAAAGAGCGGCTACGCCTGCCCCGTTCGCCAACATTGCCGATGTAATCGCGCCATTGGGAATTCCAACAGACGCAGCTGCTTCGACGGAACACTTACTTCCTGATGGGAATGAAACCTCTCTGTTCGTTCCGTCGAATGTCATAATTTCATTCATCGAAGAATCGTAAAATACAAGATTCCCATCAACCCACTTACTTTTTACATTTGTCGTGCTCACGATAACAACCTCCATCCGTGCCTAAGCTTAAGGGAGCGGTTCCCCCTGTAGTTATGGGGACGGCTGTTACACCGTCCCCGTGGTTAGGTTACGCCAACGCAGTTGCCGAACAATTCCCTATATAACGCGGTTCCAGAATCGCCGTTACTGTTACATGGCCAGTTGCCGTTCCGGGGTCTGTAAAGGATATAGTCAGCCATTCCTCTGAATTAGCAACATCCATCACATCAGCATCAATCTCGACAATCAGCATGTAGTTGTCGTACGTTCCATGTGTGAGCGTAAGTGCCGCACTGGTTGAATCAGCACCCAACACATCACAATCAGCCGTCCCCTGCGCTGCACTTCCGAACGCATAATGGAACGTAAGCGCCGATGTTTTAGCACCATCAATTGCGCCAGAGTAAAGATACAGAACGGGGCTTGCCGTTCCAATATCGTGTAAATTCACAATAAACGTCGCGCGATGATAATTTTTCATATTGATTGAATCACCATCGAGTGCGGTACCTGTATCCATGTCGTCATAATTAAGTACCGGAACAATTTTCTTTTCCTCAGCTAATCTCATAATTTTCCTCCTTCTTTATCGTGCGCCGATTACGACGAACGGGCTAACGGTTGCTGAACCCTTATAGGGGGTAATTGCGCTCGACAGTATCGGCTGGCCGTCAAAATAATAAATGAATCTGAATGTATCCTGGTCATAAATAAAGTTGACGTGGATACTCATCGCCTCGTTGATATCTCCCTTGTTCGCGGTGATATACTTGCTGAAATCGGCAAGTATTATGTCTCCGGCATCACCCAGCGCCGCCGCCTGTTCGATGGTAAAACATGGGAAACCGTTCAGGGACGCCTGCATAGTACCCTGGTAGAACTGCTGCTGATACATCGGAACGAGCTGCCCGCCGGTTCCAACCGCGATTGACAGGACTCCAAGCTGAGGTTTCGTCTCACGATTCACCAGATAGCATACACCCGGGTTTTCGTTCAGCAGTCGGGATTCCATTTTAAGAATATTATCTGCAACAATTGTGTCTACGGCCTGACTGGTTTCCTTCGTCACCGTAACAAGGCATCCGGCGTTCAGGATGCCGAGCGGTTCACCGGCTCCGGTTCCGTTGATGACGAGGTCTTGCGCCTTGAAGGCGAACTCTTCACCGAACAACTGCCGCATTTCCTGCCCGAGGAAGGTTATATTGCGCACCATCTCACCGGACGCATAATACAGACCGGTCAGTTTCTTGGGTTCAATGCGGATTTTTCTGAACTTTGTTTTGGATGCCGTCATAGCTTCCAGTTCAGCGGTTGTATATACTCGCACACCGCCACCACGTGATCCTGTTGCACGGCTGGTTTCGTCGAGATACATGACCTCGACATACTGCGTTCCAGCTCCCAGCGTCCGCGATTGCGTCCGTGGAAGTACGACGCTGTTGTTGAAGCCGTTGGTCATCAGATCAATGGCTGTTTCGCCCTGCAGGAAGTACCCGCCGTCCGACGGGGTACCGATAGTAAAGCCCCCGGTCGCTGCGGCACGTCCTTCTTTTTTGGCCTGCTCCGCCATCTTGGTGGCGTTGCGTTTCTCGGTCTGCTCCAGCCGTGAGCGGGCTTCTGAAACCTCCTTGCCCCCTACCTGTCCGCCGGGAAGGCAAAGCGCGCGAATGTCGAGGAGCTGTTGCCCAAGTTGTGATGCCGGAGAGCCCCTGTAAATCGGCTGGTCAGGAATCTCTATCGGAATCCCACGCGTTTGAGCTCCGCCGTCGTCGCTCCCATCATCGACAAACAATTTCTTTCTGAGTTCTTCCTCTGCTTCGACCGATCTCATCTCCGCATCAGCGGCTTCGATTTCAGCCTTAAGTGTATTCCGCTCTTCAATCTCTTCGGCGGTCATTGCCCGCTTTTCGGACTCCGCTTTCTTTCTGATATCTTCCATTTTTTTGAAAGCATCATTCATGATTTTTTGCCATTTGTTCATTTGTTACCTCCTTCTGCAATTTTGTTGATCTTTCGATATAATTCATCCTCTTCCGCTATAGCTTCGAAGTCCATCAGGAGTCCATCGCCTTCATCGCCGCCCGTCAGGGAAGCGTTTTTATGCTCTTCAATTTTTCTTAGCGCTACTGTAGTATCTGGGTACGCAGCAAATGTTACAAAACTGACATCGTAAATTTCGCGCAATTCAATTATGTGTCTTATGATTGGTTCGTCATCCCTTTTAGGATATATCCAATCATCTTCAGCTACGCTAAACCCAAAGGACATCTCCCTAATGTCGCCACGTTCGATTGATTCAAGTAAGGCGTCAACAAAGGTATTTCGCTTCGGGGGGTCAATCTCGATAGTTACGCCTTTGTCTGTTTCTTTTGCCCTTAATGTTTTTGACGATTGTCGCCCCAACGGCAAAAGACTATCGCTGTTATGACCATAAAGAGCACGAATATCTGAGCGTTCCAGTGCCTTTTTTGCAGCTCCAGCATCAACATATTCTATGAAACCAATATCCTCAGATGCTTTCCCGTAAACAATCGGCATCCCGACAAGCGTGACTGATCCGTCATCTACTTTTCTCGTTTCAATCTTAAATGCTCTTTTTTCTTTATCCATAATGCCTCCCTTAGCCAATCGCCATCATAAGCGAAGGCTGGAAATGAAAATCAAGATGGTCTTTTTTCTTTAAATTTTCTTCTTCCCATAACGGTCTTAGGTTTTTTAACGCCCAACATTTTTTGAAATCTAAATGTTCAGGAGATGAAAAATTAAAAGCCGATTTTGGTATAATATGATCTGTATGCCATCCGCCTTTGCCTCTATTTTCCCATGTCATTCCTGGCTTAAATTGCTTTTCAAGATGACCGATTAAATCATCAAGAGTATATCCTACAAGGCTTTCCCATGATCGCCCGTTTTTTTTGCCTTTTAATGCCATTCCTATCGAGCTCGCCATGTTAAGATTTAACCTATAACGCTTTTCATACTCTGGATTTTCTATAAATCTTTCTCTAAGTCGTTTTTTTCTCTGTTTGTTAATCGAATCAACGTTGTTCTCTCTCCATATTTTTATAATCTTGCGTATAAATTCGGGATTATTTGCCCTATATGCTTTTTGCACAGCTGCCACTCTTTCTGGATGTCGTTCTTTATATCTTTTTGTTTTTGCAGCCTCCATATCGGGATGTTCTTTAGCGTACTTCCGATTTTGCTCTTTTACCTTTTCAGGATTCCTTTCTTTCCATGCTCTTTTATATGCCCTCATTTCTTCTTTATGCGTAGCGGCATATTTTTTACTTACTATCTTTTCACATTCTTTGCAAATACTCGCCCTATATCCACGAGATTTAATTTTATAGGAAAACTCATCTTCGGGTTTGGTTTGTCTACATTCATAGCAAGTTTTCATTCTTTTTTCATAAGGTAATGGCACAGCTTTTTCGTAGTTTTTCTTCATTTTTGCCCCGTTTTCTCCCGTAAAAATTCAATCAATCCTTCCGCAAGCTCGTCAAGAGTGTCACCCTCACGGCTCCCATTTGCAAATTTAGAGGCAAAATTACTAGCAAAATCACGTGTAAACTGTTCAATTTCAGGCTTCAAATCGTCATATTTCAGGCCATTTAGTTCGGATTCCATGCCGATTATGGCCTCTGCGAAGCTGAAAAATACCGGATTTGCATGTTTTTCAATGTATTCGGGAAATTTCCGGTAAAATTCATCAATATCGCCGCCGTTTTTTTTCAACCAGCCAACCCTCTGCTCTTCCTGCTTAATAATCTTCTCAATCGCTCCACCAAGAAGCCTCTGGTATGCAGACACAAGCCGTTCTTGGTATTTTGATCTGTTTTGCTCTCCCGTCGGCGGTTCCGGTTCGCTCCTGCCGGCTTGATCTAGTGGAACCATATTTAAAGGCACAAAACGCTTATCGCCTTCCGGCCCGATAGGATTCCAGTTCTCCATTTCAGCAATCTGGTTCGGCGTTATGCCGCCCACCTGAAATAATTCACGATAGAACGATGCCCGCGCCGCCGAATCGCCCCGTAAAAGACCGCCTATCGCATGCTCGAAATATAAGTCAGCCCTGTATTGCTCGGGAATTAGCGACATATTGAATGACTGTTCTAGCCGCACCAGCCACGAGCGTAAAGTCTTTACGACATAATCAATATTGAATTGTTCCGCACTGGCATATGTAGATGCCTTATCGTACTCACCGTACATCTGGGGAGGGAGGCGGTATATCCGGGAGCCGATGTCTATGTTCTGATACGAGCGGCTTTCAAGCCATTGCGCCTCGTCGTTCGGTATCCCGATTTTTTCTACTTTCATGGCCTCTTGTAAAAGCATCAAACGATGAGACTTCCCGAGCCCTGAGTGCGCTTCGGCAAGTGAAGCTTTTAGATTCTGATGCCCTTCCGGCGATAATTTACCCGGATGTGATATGATCACCCCTGGATGCGTTCCCTGTCCAAAATAAAGTTCGCCAAATTCTTCAAGTGCCTTGCCAAGGCCGATTGCTTCGCGATGATACGCGATAGGGGAATAGCCTTTGATGCCGTCAAATGAGAGACCAGGAGTATGCAGAACTTTCTCTTTCGACAGAATTACATCAGGCTTCCCTGTCCCGGCCATGCTGATGTGATATGTTATCTGGTTTTGTTGATCCCGCTTCGGCGTCACACGATTAGGTGGTATCGGCCATAGTTGCTCAACAAAAGCGCGTGAGACGCTTCCGCGGCCATACACTTTTTCGGCATAGGCGTTCCCCCATGAAAGCAGATGCGACATGTACGCCTCTCTGAATGACATAGCGGTCATTTCAGGATTTGGCTGGTCATGTAAAAGAGCATATAAGCTGTTATCTGTGGCCCGCTCACGCCCGCCACCGCTAATACGCCGGTATAGATGCAGGGGGAGCGAGGCAGAATCTTCGGAAAGCACCTTGATGCAGCACCAGATTATGGCAAGCTGTAACGCGCTGGTCTCAGAGATTTGTGTGCCTGTTTTTGTCTGTAATCCGCCGCCGCCGCCATAGAAGAAACCTCCGGGAGCATACCAACTATCATCCATCGGCCCGAGTGCCATTCGTCTTTCCATGCCGCTAATGATCCCCATGTTGGCCCTCTTTCTGTTCCCGTGTTAACCAACCCAAGCCAAGCAACACAAGCAATGCCCCGCACACCATGAAGGCCAGCCATTGCCCCCAGCGTAAATACAGCCCATAGCCGAGCATTACGAGCCCGCCGAAAACAAAAACGTCTCTGATGTCACAGGCACTCCATAGGCCCTTGACCAGAGACGCAATAAAGACTCCTGCTCGCATGATGATCTTCATGGATGGCATCATAACAGATTGTGTTGATTTTTTTTGCGCAGGACTGCGCTCAATGCAGTGTATTTTCAATCGACTGTCCGGGATATCTGTTCTACTACTTCGCGCCTGATACGCAGAATACGAGATGGCCCGATTCTTTCAGCCTCAACTTTCCCTTCCGCAATCCAAGAATAGAGCGTGCGGATGCTGATCCGATAGTAGGATGCTACCTCTTTCGGGGTAAGATATCGCTTATTCGGTAGTTCGAGCATATTCCGCGCCTATAACTAGAAAGCCATGCCGGCTAGAATTTGATCTTTCGTCATGTCTTCGAATTGTGATCGTTCATCATGATGAGTTAACGCCCGGCCCACTCCCATAATCACACAAACGCCGCCATCAATCTTATTCTCGTTTCGTTCTTTCGTCGGATAGTAATATTTTACCGGCCCCGTATTCCGTCCCTGCCGCTTAACGATGTTCCCCATCATCCACGTCAGCACGGGATCGCCATTGTGCCAGAGTTTGCAGTCGTAAATAAGGGCCTCAACCTCTTTCATTGGCTCAGACATGAGCGCCGGGCCCTGCGTAATTTCAATGCACTTCTCCGGCCCAAGCCATTCCATTACGTTGTTGATCAGATAAGTGCTTTCGCGGGGATCATAGGCAAGTTCGCAGATGGGATGATCGCTATTAATAGCCTTCAGGTCGTCCTCAATATATTTGAAATCCGTTCTGGCACCGGGGGTCTGTATTATGAAACCTTGCTTCACCCACTTGTCGTAATGCTCGTTGCCGGCAAGCTGCACAGTCTCTTCCGGCAGGTAGTGTTTGGCAAAAGCGGCGTATCCGCCGTTGTGCTCAAAAACCAGCACAAGAGATGAAATGTCTATCTTCGAGGCCAGGTCGAAGGCGGCATAACATGGCTGGCCATTGAAGTCTTCAAGCTTCAACGTCGTATCCTTGCACGCTTCCCATTTCACCATGTTCATCCAGGCGACACCGGCATTCATCCAATGGTCAAGATGCATACACAAATTAATATTCTGCTTGGACGCGTCTGTCATCGCTTCGGTATATTTGCGATACAGATAATCTTTATTTACCGACACGCCGTAGTTCGGGTTAGCCTTTTTCCAGACCTCGAAATCCTTAAAATCATCCGATGGCGCGATCCCATAAATAATGCTGAACATATTATCGTCGCTTATTGTTTTTTCCAGCACCTTAATTGCCCGGAGGTGCAGGTCGTAACAGGGCGACGAGGTGTCTGTCCCAGCGGTCGTAATAACAAGCATTAGCGGTTGTTCCCGCGCACCCATACCTGTGTTCATGTTGTCAAATTGCTCGCTCGTTCTGTGTTCATGGTATTCGTCAATTATCGCGCAATGAGGGCTTGAGCCGAAGCCGGGCTTGCCGATCATCGGCTCGAAACGGGACATATCATAAAGCCTATAAATGCTCGTTGGATTTTTAGGATTGCCGGAAAGACTTATGTTTAAGTGATCTTTAAAGTCTTCATTGTGGTGCATCATCATCCACGCCGGACGGAAGACCTCGAGGGCTTGTTTCTCTGATGTTGCTCCACTGTAGACCTCGCTCCCTTTTTCGCCATCAGCGGCCAGCATATAAAGTCCTATCATGGCGGCAACCTGGGATTTTCCATTCTTCCTGGGGCACTCTACATAAGCAACGTTGTATCTCCTGAATTTGTCTGACTTTTTTACCCATCCGAATATAGCTGAAAAAATAAAAAGCTGAAATGGCTCCAGTTGTATCTTTTGCCCCGCCCATTTCCCTTTGGTGTGAGGCAGAAATGTAGAAAATTTGCATATTCTTTCGGCCTTTTCTTTGTCAAATTGATATGGAAAATCCTTGGTTTTTGCCCACTCCAGATCATCAAGGTGTCTCTGGCAGGCTGCGATGACATATGGCCCCGCAGGTATCTTGCCGGAGGTTACATCAAGGCAATATTGGAGGGCTATTTTTGTGTAGTCGGTCATGGATTATTTAGCCCTAAGTGTTTATTTTTGTTGACAAGTTCCCTGTTCGGTGTTATATTAAAGGAAAAAGTGGAGGTGAACCAATGGCAGTAATCTACGAACCAAAGGGAAAAGCACGGGAATATTCCCCGCTTGCTATTAATCTGTATGAAGGGTGTGGACATGGATGCGTCTATTGCTACGCTCGAATGATACGCAAGAAGAAAATGGAACAGTTTGTTGATGCCAAGCCGAGAGTAGATATTCTCGGCAAACTCGGAAACGATCTTGCGAAGTGGACAGGGAAAAAAGATAGTTGCCTGCTCTGTTTCATGTGCGATCCCTACCAGCCGATTGATGTTGATTTGAAGCTTACCCGGTTGGCAATCCGCGCCCTCAATCGCCACGGCTTCCCTGTTCAAATTCTTACGAAGGGTGGAATGCGTGCCGCACGGGATTTTGATATACTGTCTCAAAACACCGGCAACAAGTTTGCCGTCACTCTGACTACCGACGATCCGGCAGAGTCCTCGCAATGGGAGCCTGGCGCAACACTGCCTGGTGAAAGAATTGAAAGCCTGAAGCAGGCCCACGAAATAGGCATTGAAACATGGGTAAGCTTCGAGCCTGTTTTTAATCCAAATGCCGTCTATCGTTTGATCAATGCAACCCATAGTTTTGTTGACCTCTACAAAGTCGGAAAATTAAACTACCACTCCAGAGCGAAGGAAATTGACTGGCGTGAGTTCAGAATTAAAACGGAAAAGCTCCTCACGTCTCTCAGTAAAAAGTATTACATCAAGGATGATCTCCGCGCCTTCGTTTGATTTCCTTCCCTTGCTAAGCCCCCGATATGGGGGCTTTTTTATTAAATGCCCCGAAAAAACGACGCCCACAAATAGCCCACAACGAAACTTTTTATACAGTCAAACCAATCCTATCACTCCCATTTTTAATACGGCTTACAAGTGAAGCGTTTTATCAATGTTTTCAATGGCTTACGTGGATTTTGCACCTTCGTTCCCTTTTCTTCCTCTTTCCAAAAATAAAGTAAATGTTTTCAATAACTTACAAACGCACTATTTCACCTCAAACCCTAAATAGCTTTTTCTTGAATGGTTCCGTATGGTTATATGTGTTACTCCTCGAAGGCTTAACCAACGTTCTAATTTTTTCAGTCCGTCTTTACAAAACAACGAAGGGCATTTATCGATCATCGCTTTTGTATACCCCAGGTCTTGAAGGAAATCATTATTGAGCCTACCCACAAACGACTGGATGAATGTTACAAAAACAAGGCCCTTAAAGTTACTATTGAATATTATTTTTAGCTGTTCATATGGTACGCCGTATGCGTCAAGATCGATCACGTCATACTTATTAAGCGGCATCGAAAGAAGAAACTTGATATTGTCTCCCAAGAACATAAAAACATCTTCTTTCTGCTCCTTGTCGATCTTGGTTATTTTTATTTCTCCTGAATATTTCTTTTGAATATTTTTCCATATCGTGCCGCGCCCGGCGTAGGCGTCTATCACTTTCAATGTTTTTTTCTTCGGCAACATCGAAAGTCGAAGCGCTATCTTATCGCCAAGATAGCTATTATCAGTTTGCACTTTGCTCAATTTCAACCCCAGGAATCTGTCGAAGCTGATCCAGTAATTCTATGGCTTCGTCAGCAGACTCAAGATCAAGTGATATTAAAACATGCACCTTCTTGTATGGTCTTATCTCTTTTTCTTTTTGCTCCAATTTTTCTGTTTCCTCGTCTCCCGTTAATCCTTCAAGCTCACCAACCCCCCAAGAAACGAGCGGCATATCATTAAAAACATTCGCCAGGATATCCATGTCCCACTCACCCTGTTGAGTATTGTCGCGGATAATAAATTCCCGCTTCTGCTCATCGGTCAGGCCAGTTGCTATCTTCGCAATACATTCTTTTTCACCTTTTCCCTTCAATGCCCTGTATCGCATGTTGCCGCCCAAGATCATCATATTCTCATCAACGATGATCTCCCGGAGCTCCATCATCTCGGGGAACTCACGCAAGGATTTCACAAGACGCTCAAGCTGCTTCTTGTTTATCTGTCTAGGATTATCAGGATTAGGCTTAATCTCTAATAGCTTCACCTTTTTTGTTTCTACCTTCATTTCAGAAGCCCTCAAATTCGTTGTGCTTTTTTTTCTTTTCCTTCGGCGTCCCAGCCTTCTGCGCTGATGCCGGAGTCAAACCAAATTCTGCAAGCAATTGCTGGGATTGTTTTAATGCCTTTTCTTTTAAGGCCATCTCCGGCCGGACTTTTATGATTTTGTCTCCGCGAAAATTGACGGTAGCATAAACATATCCCTGCTCGTTTATAATCTTATCATATCTCTCCACCTCTTCCAGCCTGCACGCCAGCAATGCTATCGTCTCCGTATGCGATTGTGAAGCCATATCTAATACCGACAATCGTTTTACCATGTGCCGGAATATCTGCTTCGCCCTGCTGTTCAGCCACGCAGGAGGCAAAGGCTTCTTGCTGGACGGCGTCGGTACATCTTTATCACGGAATGGTCTATGTGTGCCTTTTGCTTTCTTAATTTGTGTCGGCAATGCCTTCCTTCCTCGCATTTTATGTCACCTTGATTTTGGTTTTTAATTTTGGCCTCACAAAAAGGTCAG